AAACCAGGTCAACCGAGGGGGCGGCTACGCTTCGGCGGCGGCAGGTGCATACCAGTTTCTCCCGGCTACCTGGGAAGGGGCCGCCAAGGAGTTAGGGCTCAAGGATTTCTCGCCCGCCAATCAGGACTTAGCTGCCCTGCAGCTGATTCGCCGTCGCGGGGTTGACCCTGACAAGCCCTTGACTCGCGAGACCCTGGCCAAGCTGGCGCCGGAATGGGCCTCTTTGCCGACGATGCAGGGAGCGAGCTACTACGGTCAGCCGGTCAAGACAGCAGACAAGCTGCTGTCTCATTACCAGAGCCGCCTGGGAGGGAACGGCGCACCGATGGCGCCTTTTGCGCCTTCGGCAACAGCAGCTTCAAGCCCTGCGCCAACCCGGGCTGGCTCGCCTCTGGAGGCCGTGGCTGCTGGGATCCTCGGCGGCGCGAGCGGGACGGGAGGCTTTCGCATGGCCGCCCCATTCGCCATGGCCCCCAAGATCACCCCCGCGGGAGCCAGCGGTCCCGCAGGGGTGGCGGGGGCGATCCTGGACAACAGCTTCGCTGGGGCGGTGGGCAAGCAGCGCATGGCTGCCAGCAGCGCCCTGCTGCCCGGCCTGTTCAAGGCCGCTACCGGTGTATCGATTGAGGACCTTGGACCCCTGGTGGCCGCTAGAGGCCAATTGCCTGGCTCTCAGGCGATCCCTGATTTCGATGTGCCTGTGCCGCAGTTCAATGCGCCACAGGCGGGCATGCCAGCAGACGCGTCGAGCGGACTGCGAATGGGGCGCCTCGGTGGTGCAACGACCAATCGCACCAGGGATCCCGATGCTGAGCAGAGCGGCTACGACCTCGTCAAGCCGGGCGGAGTGGGAGCGCCGATCGTGGCGCCAGTGGACCTGGAGATCACCGGCAAGGGATTCCAGGGGCAGGGCAGCGGGGAGTCGGGGCGCGGCTACGGCAACTGGCTGAGCGGCAAGTTCACAGGGGCAGACGGCAAGCCCTACGAGCTCCTTCTTGGGCATCTCAATGACTACAGCGTCAAGCCAGGCATGAAGGTCCCCCGCGGCACCGTTCTCGGTAGCCAGGGTGTAACCGGACGGGCGTTTGGTGCGCACGTCACGACTCACGTCAATGCTCTGTCAGGTGGTAATCCCTGGCAGGAGCTGGATCGCCTCACGAATATGTGGACGGCACCAGCTGGCTAGCCTGGGCTGGTTGTTGACCTGAGGCAGGTCGATGCCATTGCATCCCGATCTGGCCAAAGCCTCCGCGATCCTGGGCATGGTCGGCGCCGCCCTGGTACTTGGGCTCAATGTGGCTGTGGGAGCGCTCTATATCCGCGACTGCAGGGTGAGCGGCGGCACCTTCAATGAGTGCTGGGACCGGGGCTTGTCGATCTCCGGCCTGGGCTCCGGCGGCCCGCTGGCGGCCGCGCTGGGCATCGGCGGCTATGTGATCGGCGCCAGCAAGGGGCGCAAGGAGGGTATTGAGGAGGGCATTAAGGAGGGCTACCAGCAGGGGTACTGGACCCTGAACCCCGATCTGCACTCTGACAATCCCGAGCCTTGAGCGACCTCCACGTGATGGGCGATGTGCTGGTCGCCTCGCTGCTGGCGCCGGTTGTGAGACTGATCGCCCAGAAGGCGTTCCTGGAGCCCGCGGCGGCCTGGGCCGGGCAGGCGGGACTCAAGAAAGCGATCGAGGGCATCCAGCAGCTTTGGACGCGAAAGCCTGAACAATCGCGCTGAAAGGCGCTTCTATTGGGTAGATTTGTCACACGCACCTTGGATCGGTGCTCACAGATTTCCCATGATCACCACCATTGCGATCGCGGCTGCCACGGGGTTCGCCGGATTGGCCATCGGCACCAGTGCGGCCGGCTTCGGGTTGCGCCGCCGACTGGACGGCTTGGAGGACTGGGCCGTGGAGGAGCTGGTTACCAAGAAAGAGATCAGCGAAGCTTTCCAGCAGGTCTCGATGATCGAAGCACAGCGAGAAGCGGTGCTTGCCCAGCAGTTAAGCCAGATGCGCGCTCAGATCGCCCAAGTGCAACCCGTCTTCCGTCAGGGGGTCCAGAGCGGAGCATTCCAGCAGGAGGGGATCGGTCGCGGCCAGTCGACGCCCGCCCCCGCGGAAGTGAACGCCCTGCTGACCCAGCAGCTCAGCGGCATCAATGAGCGGCTGCAGCAGGTGATGTCTCAGCAGATGCCTGGCTGACGCCTTCGCTGCGGGGCGAGAAGGTCACGCACTCATTGGCGAATGCGGTGCCTTCGAGCAGGGGGTCGGGGAAACCCATGGCGCAGTAGCCGAGCCACTGGTTGCACTGCTCACAGCGATGGCCCTTGTCAGGCACGCGAGCCTCTGCTGCGCGGATGATCTGGGGTAGCCGGTCGCGGTAGGCCAGGCCGGCGCGCACCTGGCGGATCAGTTCACGGCTGCGGTTCAAGATGCGGGCCAGCTGGCAGTTGTTGAGGTCGACCCGCTGGAAGATCATCAGCAGCTGCTCATCGGTGAGGTCGGGCTCACCTGGGGCTTTGCGTCGCCTGGGCTTGGCCTTGACCACCGGCTGGGGCACTGGGTCGTTGGAGCGCTCGTGCGCGGTCCAGCGATGGCCGCAGAACGTGTTCTGGCAGGCCAGGCGGCGGCGCTTGTCGCCGTTGGCGAGCTTGCGGATTTCGATGACGCGAGCTTTGGTCTCGCAGCGAGGACAGTGGTGCATGCGTTCAGCGGTTGCCTTGGCTTGCTGAGTGGTGGAATTGGATTGCGCCTAGCCTGTGAGCTGCATCAAGCAGGACGTGGATCGACGCTACAGCCAGGCGAGAGGTGCCGGGGGCGTCCGGGCCAGTGATTCGGGGACCAGGCGGCGCGAGGCCTATGCCCGGGCCCAGATCGCCAGGGGGCGGGTCAATGCCCGGGCAGCGCGCACCGGCGGCAACGAACGAGGCCCCAAGAGCATCGACCCCTACGCGGCCGTGGACATCCTCAGGGGACGGGCTGCTCTGCGGGCAGAGCGTGATCAGGTGTTCCAGGAGGAGGGCTCGGGCGCTTATGGCTCCGGCCCCGCCCTCGCTGCCGCCCGCCGACAGGACGAGGAGCAGCAGGATCTCCTGCCGGGATTGTGAGCAGCCAGGCCCGGATGTAGGTGTCGCCGATCGGCTCCAGGTGGAGCCCGGAACCTTCCGGCAGCCAGCGGACGATGAAGTCGCTGCTGCTGCAATCGGCGAGCGAGAAGACGCACAGCCGTCCGCTGCTCCAGGGATCGCCGCCGAATGGGTCCCACCAGCGGGTAACCCGGAAGGGGCTTTCACCCAGGTCGTGGTAGCCGGGGACGAGCTGGTGGATGGCATGCAGCTCGGCGGCCAGGGCCAGGATGGCGTTGTTGGTGCCCTCATCCAGTGCCCTGCAGTCCCGGCTGCCCCTGGGCAGGACATGGCGCCAGGAGATCCAGCTGTCGTAGACGACGGCGCGATCCAGCAGCAGCCAGCCATCGATCGGGTGGAGGAACTCATCCTCGTCGCTGTAGGCGTAGGGCAGGTGCGGGCTCACGACTCTTCCGTGGAGGCGGTTTCGCCGAAGGCGTAGGGCTTGCCCACGGACACCTGGTAGGACTCCTGCCAGCGGCTCTCGCCGCTCCATTCGTCCAGGACAACCCGGCCGTACGGGGAGGCCGCGGCATGGAAGCGGGCCAGGCCCTCACGGAAGGCGCCCGATGGGGACGGGGGTGGCAGGTAGACGATGGCAGACCAGTCTGCCGGCAGCACCCGGGCGGTCTGCTCCAGTTCGTCGTCCCAGAAGCGCGGCGCCAGGCGGCGGAATGGCAGGCAGATCGGAAAGTCCCACAGCCACGGGCAGGAGGCCAGGATCTCGTTGCTGCCGCTCCAGAAGATGGCCTCGTTGATGCTGCCGGCGCGGTACTCGCACAGCAGCTTGTTGGCCAGGGCGCGGCCGCGGCGCAAGCCGTTGGGCACGGCCAGGAGCGCGCGCTTGCTGCCGCCGGGGGACCAGTGGCGGCCGGTGGCGATCGCCATGTCCTCGTCTCGCTCCAGGTAGCGGGAGGCCTGAACGACGTGGTTGATCTCGGCGTTGCTGTAGGGGTCCAGATCAATGGCCCCCATGGTGCAGCGGGCCACCTCGACGACATGAGCCGGAGGCAGCAGGGTGGGCAGGGTCTTGGCCATGGCTCAGAGGGTGTGGGACTCCTGTAGCTCCTGGATGGCTCGGGCGGGGTACTCGCGGGGCACGACCAGCAGGCTGGCCTGGCTCTTGTCGATGAGCAGGAACAGGGCGTTGTGCTCGGTGTCGGTGACCCGAATGCGGCTGATCACATCCCGCAGAAAGCGGGAGTTGTGGATGTCGCCGGCCGCCTCTGCTGCCAGCAGGTCTTCGCAGAAGGACTCGAGGGGGGTGTAGTAGGCATCGCGGCCGCTGCCGGCCAGCTTGAGCACCAGGGCGCCGGGGCCGTGGCGCTCCAGGAAGGAGTCGAACAGCTGGATCTGGTCGGCCAGGATGGCCTCACAGGCGCGGGTGTTGATGGCGATGGCGGCTTCGGTTTCACCGCCGGTGCCGGTGCTGCCCAGCTCGGGGAACAGCCGGCGCATGAGATCGACGCGGGAGGGACGGGCCATGCTTCAGGTCTCCTCTCGGGCGGCCCATTCGCCGCACCAGTCGGCGTCCTGCACGCGTGGCCAGGCCGTTAGGCACGTCTCAGGGGTCGGCGGCATGCGGCGGCAGACCTGGCCGCCCGATAAAGAGGGGCGGGAGTAGTAGCAGTTCAAGCAGGCCTGCTCGCTACTGGGTGGGTGGTTGAGTTTGCTCATGGCATCAGGGAGCGAGGATGGCCTTGCCGCGGCGCTCTGCTGCCCAGGCTGCATGGATCTCTGGGACCCAATCGCTGTAGCAGGCTTCGGCGAGCTCCATCGCCCAGCGGATTTCGTCCTGGGCGTCGGCCTTGAGGCGCACATCAAGGAGGTGCAACCAGCTGCGAGCGTTGCCGGTGAGCAGCACGTTCTGGAAGTAGGAGGTGGGCAGCACGTAACGGGCGTGCTCCTCGGAGACGCCCTCGGCGCGCAGGTCGGCGTAGTCCTGGGCGGCATTGAGGCAGAGCTGGCGCATGCGCGCAATGTGATTCGTGCTCCACTCGTAGCTGTCGCCCTGGCGGTCGCGGTAGACGCCAGACGGGCGGATGTAGAAGACCTCTTCCACGGGGATCTCGCCGCGGGCAACGCGCTCGATCCTGGTCCCCGAGTAGCGCTGGGACTGGACATCGAATGTCACGCCGACCCGATGCGTGCGCAGCTGCACCATCGTGTTGTGATCGACCTGCAGCAACAGCGACAGGGTGGGGTGCTCCAGGGGGCCCCAGTGCCCCCGCTTGCCATCGAGGAGACGCTTGACGGCGATCTGGCCGCAGCGGTCCTCCGGCAGGGTGGTGTCGGGGTGGAAGTCTTCTGAGTAGTCGTTGTGGAGAGCGAGATAGATCAGCCGCTGCGGCATTTCAGTCGCAGCGACCACTTCGCAGCGGAAGGGGTTCCTCACGTAGGGATGAGCCGTTCAGGGCGCACCCTACAGCCTGAGTTTGATCAATGCAAGCTGTGGCAGGCGGGGGCGCAGACAGAGCTTGCGACTTAGCTGATCTGGATCCGCCTGTTCATCCGGTTGGCCATGTCGATCATGTCCTTGGCGCTGAGCACGTCAGGGGCTTTGGGCAGGACGCTGGCAAACTGCTGCAGCATGGTGCCGGACTGGTAGCGATCGGCCTCGGCGCGGTCCTGCATCCAGCCGGAGTAGTTGGCGTTGTTGACCCCGAGGCGGTCGGCGTAGTTGGCAACGCCCTCGACCGCCTGGCCGGGCGTGATGCCGTTGGGGAACATCTCGGGCGGCCGGCCCTCGGGGGTGCGGCCGGAGAGGTGGTCCCGGGCACGCTGGTAAGCGGTGGCCGCGGCGCTGCCTGCGGTGGAGCCGGTCGAGCCACCGGTGCCGCCAGGGGTGGGCCTGGCCTTGCCGGCGGACTTGCTCTTGCCGTCCTTGCCGGCGGACCGAGCGGCAGAGGTGTAGATCGGCAACTGGTACTTGCCGCCACCGGTGCGAATGGGGCCGCCCCCCTTGACATTTCCTTGGAGGTAAATGCCGGGATCGGTGAAATTGACAAAGCGGCTGACAACCATCCCCTTGCCGGGGGTCAAGGAGCCACCGGCCTTGTCGACCTTCCTGTTGATCTTGTCCGCCTGCTTCTGACTCAGGGGCACGACCGGGTTGGAACCCGGAACGCCGTAGGCGAAACGATCGATGGGTGCACCACCAGGAACGACGGCCTGCCCCTTGCTGTTGACCTTGACCGTGGCACCACCACCGACGACCTGGACCTTGCTGCTGCCGCCGGAACCGCCGCTGCTGCCTCGATCGATGTAGGTCTGAGCCTTGTCGCCGGTCTTCATGGAGCCGGCCACCGCCTGGATCTGCTTCTGCGAGAGGCCCTTGTCTTCGAGCTTCTTGACCTCGGACTTGTTGAGCTTGTCGCCGGAGACGTACTTCTGGGCCCTCTCCAGCGCCTCCTGCTTGCTGTTCTTTTTGGACACCGGGGGAGAGCCTGGACTGCGGCTTGATTCTAGGAGTGGCTGCCGAGTGGCCCATCAGAGCCGGCGCGCCGGCTGATCCAGTCGATGTTCATGCGCTCGATCTTCTCGTAGCTCTTGGGGTTGTGCTCACGGGTGAGCTGCAGGAACTCATCGGTGTCGCTGCGCAGGCGAGTCAGGGCACCGACCAGGTCGATCGAACTCAGCCGGCGGTTGTGGTGGAAGTGGGGGACGCCTTTGACCCTGTGGTGCAGAGGGTTGCAGCAGAACTTGTCGCCACAGATGTGATCGATCGGCAGGCGGCCGATGTCGCCCCAGGTGAACCAGGTGGCGACCCGCGGGGCGGAGTACTGGCGGCTGCTGCCCCAGTGGCGCGGGAAGCGGAAGTAGCTGGTGGAGCCGTCGGCGTAGATCGGCCCCTGCCAGGGCCAGCACTCGGAGGGGTCCTTGATGTGAACGAAGGACCAGAACTCCAGAAAGCGGCGCCGGTACCGGGGGTGAATCTGGCGGATGTCCAGGGACAGGCGCCCCTCCGTCAGGGCTGCGATGCAGCGCACGCAGGCATGGCTGTCGTCGTAGCGGGGGATGTTGCCATCCAGGCTGCCGCGGGAGTGATCCAGGATCGGGCAGATCGGACCACTGGTGATGCGGCTGTGCAGGTCTTCAGGGATCGCCCAGCGTGCCATAAATCAACTCCGGTTGATGTGACCTGATTCCTTGTTGACCAGGGGGTAGCCCTTGGGGCACCTCCAGCCGCCGCCCATGCCAACCAGCTGGCGGCGCTTGGGCAGCAGGACGAGATCGTCCATCGCCCAGAGCTCCAGGCGACTCAGGGCCAGCCCCTCGGGAATGACCTCGACTCGGGGGCGGGGGTAGGTGCGATCGATCAGGCCGGTCATCAGGCCCAGGCGCGGCTGCTTGCCCCGGGCGCAGAGCTCCACCCGCAGGCCGCGTTGCACCTGCTCGGCCTTCAGGGGTGAGGGTTTGGGCAGCAGCTTGATGTCAGCCATGGGGTCCCTCGCTCAGCGGGGTGACGTCCACCACGCGGAACAGGACACCGGTTTCGGCGGCCAACTCGCGGATCAGCTGCATGTCGAACTGCAGCCGTTCAGGGATCTGGAAGCCAGGGGTGGTGATCACGGCGCAACCGGACTCGACCAGGAGCGCCGCGGAGCGGGCGTCGGTGGGCGCCGGCCAGATGTAGGCGGAGCTGTTGCGCAGGGATGCCCCGCTTGCTGCAGCAATCGCTACAGCAGCCTGCTCGGCGCTGAGCAACAGGCCTGAGCGGACAGCCCGATCCCGCCGGCGGGCCATGGTGGAGCGCATCGAGCCAGGGAAGGTGTCACAGGCCGCGGCCAGCAGGCGGCCGGCGGAAGCGATCACGCAGCCCGAGCGGTTCAAAGGGTCGACCGACTGAGCGGCGTAGTGGCGGGCGATGGCCAGCATGCGCAGGTCTTCTGTACCCAGGGGCGCCGGCAAGGGCGGAGCTGCCGGATGGAGGATGTCGATCAGCAGGTTGCTGCTGCCCTTGGAAGAGGGATCTGCCATCAGATCTTCTCCATGGACAGAAGGGAATCGACCGTCCAGAAAAGGTCGCTGAGGCTGGTGCCGTTGTTGAGGACCACGGCGGTGATCCCGGGGCAGCCCTTGAGGCCCCCCTCAGAGGCGTGAGCCAGGGAGTCCTGGGCGGCTTCTTCGGCGCCGGGGCGATCCACCAGCCAGACGCGGCCGCCGATCGAGGTGACCAGGTCGACCTCATTGGGGAAGCGGACGTCGTCAACAACGACCGGGGTGCCCTGGCGCAGCAGCGAACGGGCGGTGTTGACCCAACACTGCAGCCAGACATCGGCGCAGATCTGCTCGCGCCCCCATTCAGTGCCCAGGGTCTGCAGCAGGTGGCGGCCGGTGACGCCGATGCCTGGGATGACCTCGTTGCGGTCCCGGTAGACGACCCGCTTGATGTCTTCCGGTGAGAGGGTGCCGAGGTGGGTCAGGAAAACCTCGGCCATCTCCTTGAGGGGCCGGGCAAAGGGGACCAGGGCAAACCCCTTGCCGGCCAGGTGGCCGGCGATGGTGCTCTTGCCGCTGCCAGGAGCGTGGGAGGTCAGGCCAATCAGCAGGGGTTCGGAGGCGGAAGGTTCCATGGCTCAGCCCTCCACGTCGGCACCGGAGCCCACGGGCTGTTCCTCGGCGTCGGGGACTGACGGACGCCAGCCGGATTGCCAGATCGCCCGGGCCCGCTCCTGCAGCTCTTCGACGGAGAGGTTCCAGGCCTTGAGGGCCTGGAGGATCGTCTCGGCAAGATCGGGCGAGAGGCGGGAATCGCGGTAGCGGATGTACAGACGGGAGGCGTTGACGATGTCCGACTCCGAGGGAGCGGAGACGCCCGCCAGGGCTTCAATGACCGGCCGGTCCAGCAGGTCGAGCGGGTGGGGGTGCTCGATGGAGGCGACCGGCGTGGGCCTCCAGGGAAGAGGGACCGGCATGGAAATGCAGGACGGAACGGGCGGATCGTACTGCCAGGCGGTTGCCCTGGCTAGTGGGCTGAGAGATGGATCTGGCAGGTGCCGGGCTGTCTCAATGAGACGGGGAGGGGCGGCAGGGGGTGTAACGGCGCCTTCTGTAACGCCACGAAAACGAAGACGATTTGGCAAAACCCTTGTGGCAGAGCGGGTTTTGAAACTCGGAAAACTTGTGTAGCGTCACGTCACGCCATTCGCCTAGACTTTTCTTGAAGGAAGTTTCCCTCTGGTGGGTTGTTCAGAACCCGCATGAATACTAGCCCGGAGGAAAAGAGGAGTCCGGGCAGACGATGACCAAACGGTGAGATTAGTGAGACGGAAGTGAGACGAGGAGGTCGGCGAGGGAGGGAGGGCGTAGCCCCCGGAAACAGCTTCCCTCAATAAAGGTCTAGACCAATGGCGTTACGGTGTTACGCCGTGACGGTTCTCAGCAGAACGAGTCGTGCCAACGGGTCTCGAGGAAATGATGGCGTTACGCTCGCACCCGAAAGTCGAAGCATTCCCGGCCATCTCATTCTGGACCCAGGTGTCAGGCCTGAAAACAGCAGGGTTCACGACTGGTCTCAGGAGACTCACCCTTCTGCTGGCCTGTCTCAGTGTCGTGGCAAGTCTCTTGAGACTCACGCTTCTCCAAAGAAAAACCCCGGCGACCAAACCGGGGCTCCTGTTCTCATTGACCGCCTCAGCAGTCAGTCCGCAAGATACGCGCTATTGGTACTTCCGCCAAAAGCGTGTGGGGGTTCCCTGAATTCGGGCCAGGGTGTTCTCGTAGCCCATGCGCCGCAGTTCATCAGAGATCTGGCGGGTCATGGCAGTACTGCGATCGACGCCCAGGCCCAGCCACTCAAAGACGTCGGCCATGGTGTAGGCCGGCTGCCCCTTGTGGACGAAGCTGCACTGCCTGGCTAGGGCGGTGCGCAGTGAACCCTCCAGCGGGCTGTCGAGGCTGTGGACCCCGTGGACCGGTTCCACTCGGGTGAGTTCGTAGGAGCTGAACTCGTGGACCGGGCTGTCCAGGTAGGCCTGGTAGGCGGCTGCCCAGATCCGGTCCCGGTCGAGCTTGAGTCGGTCGAGGTCGATGATCTTGATGTTGGGGTCCTCTGGAGCAGGGACCTTGCCAGGCACCCGGATCGGCATGAAGCGGCGGTTGCCGGTGGGGTCGACCATGAAGTTCATGGAGTTGGTCGCCCCGCAGAGCACGAAGGATCTCGGGAAGGAGCGCTCGTTCTCGTATTTGCGGGCTGAGCGGTCGTTGGCCACGCTGATTAGGTTCTTGAGTTCCTCGGTGTACTGCCGCTTGAAGTAGCGCTCAACCTCATCGAGTAGAACCAGCCAGCCGGCATGGAGGGCGTGGGGCTTCTCCTTGAGGTAGGCGATCCCCTGCTGGATGGTTGTCACCCAGGGGTAGTCGTTGTTCAGGGGACTGGGCGGGGTGAGGTACTGAAAGAAGTTGGACTTGCCCAAGTTCTGGGGGCCGACCAGGATCAGCATCCAGCTGTGTGGGCAGCCAGGGTTGATGGTTCGGGCGACGGCACCCACCAGGAAACGGCGCAGCACCTCGTCGGCGTAGAGCCGGCCGCAGGGCAGCCGAGGGTTATCGGTCGACTCCTCGCTCACCCCCAGCAGCACCTGGGCCAGCTCATCGAAGTAGCTGATTGGATCAGCGTTCTTGCGGCAATGCTCCAGGTAGGTCTTGACCGGGTTGTAGGCGTTCTCCTCACCCAGGATCCGGGTGACGTCGGTGACCAGCGTTTTGGGCATGTTGCGCCCAGCGAGCTCCGAGACCGGCACATAAGCCATGGTCGGATCGCCGATCACCCGGGGCTTGTGCATGGGCCCGTACTCCAGGTTGTAGGTGAGGGTGTTGAGCCGCAGGGACGGATAGCGCTTGCGCACGGCGTCCTTGATGACCGGGATCGTGAGGTCGTCGCCGCCCGTGGATTTCTTGCTGCGGCCCTTTTTGCCGCCCCTCAGGAGCGGGTCGCCGCTGAGATCTGGCTGCTCACCAGGTGGCGGATCGGCCTCGTGGGCGTGGATCAGATCGAGGCCGAGATCCTCAAAGGGATCGTCGGGGTCGTCCAGCTCGGACGGCAGGGGCGGCGGCTCCGGGGTGGAAAAGTAGGGGGCCGGCGCTTCCGGCGCTGGCTGCTCTGGAGCGGGCGGCTTTTGCGTTGCCGAGGTGGGGATTACTGGTTTGTTCAGCTCCCGCCAGCCCTGCAGCGTGGCCTCGGTGATCTCGAAGATCGAGGGGGTCGGCGCCGAAGCGGCTGGCCGCTGCTCGGGATCGAGATCCAGGAAGTCGTCTTCACAGCCCATGAAGTCGGCCATGGCGTAGCCGGCCGCGGCTACCTGAAAGCCGCCGCCGCTTTTGCGCAGGTGCTCAGGCATGGAGCGGCGCCAGTTGGGATCCTGCTCGCCGGCCAGGAAGAACAGCGTGGCCAGTGAGGAGCGGCCTGAGAATCCCCGGAAGAAGCGCTCGTTGGCCTGGCGGGCGTTCTTGCCTTTGCCGTGGTGGCCGCGGGAGGCCCAGTCCGACCAGGCGGGGTAGAGATCGGCGCCAGCCGAGGCAGCTGCAGCGGTGATGCGGATGAAGCGATCGCGCTCACCATCGGCGGTGGGCTCGAGCACCTCCTCGAGGACGTGGATCGCCTGGCCGATGTCGATGTCGTCGTAGTCGCCGGTGGCTTCCAGGCGCTGCTTCTGCTGGCGGACCAGCTCACGGGCCCGCTGCAGGAGCTCATCTGGCAGGGCCTGGTCAGGGTGGAGCCACTGCTGCTCACCGGTGCTGCAGCCATAGAAGAGGCGGCAGGGGTCGCTGCAGCTCTTGTCGCCGCCGAACTCGCGGATCAGCAGGGTGACCAGGGCCTTGTAGAGCTCCGGGTCACTGATGCGCTCCTGCAGCTGGAAGATGACACGGAAGCGGTGCTGGCCGGGCTCGGGCCGGTGGCTGGAGGTGGTGTACAGCAGGGCGGCGTGGGCCGCCATCGGGTGCTGGCGAAACCCATCGAGGTCAAGGCCTTCGTCGATGTCGATCACCACCAGGTCGGCGTGCAGGAACACCTCCGAGCTGCGGTGCTGGGATCGCATCGCCGCCGGGATGAAGGCGCGGCCAGCGGCGATTAGTTCGGCGAGGCCTTCGAGGGTGGTCTCGCAGCGTTGCCAGTTGTCGGCGTACTCAGACAGCCAGGCGGGCGGCTTGTTGCGGATCGCCGGGTGGACGGAGAGGACGAGATCACCCATCAGGCGCACTCCTGGGCCAGACCCAGTGCGGCCTCAGGCGACAGGCCGCGGTGAATGCGGCTGTAGACGGTGTCGCGGGAGAGGCCGAGCCGCTGGCACCAGTCGCGGATCGGGAGTGTTTCACCCTGGTGGCTGATGAGCAGCCGTGGTGTTCGCCCGGGGCGGGTGCAGGCCCCCCAGGTGCAGTTGCTCGGGCGGTAGGGGAGGGATGGATCGGGGCGTACCAGGCCCAACTCCCGGGACGGGCAGAGTCCCATGTCCTTGACGAACAAGTCGAAGGACTGAACCCAGGGCATGTAGACGGGGCAGCGCGGGCGGTCTTCCGCCGGTTGGGACTCCCATTGCCGGTAGACGCGCATGAGTTGGCTCCAGCGGCGGTGGGTGACCTGGAGACCCTCTGACGCCTGGGCACCCCGCGGCTGCAGGGTGGAGCGAAGGCGCAGGCGCCTGATCGAGCGACTGGTCATGCAGAGGTGCTTGCTGTGGCAGGCGGCCAGTCTGCCGCGAGTTGCAGCAGATTGCCAGCTATTAAGTCGCATGAAGGGGGAAAGTGTTTATCAGGGCTGGCAACTAGGTTTAGGTTCCGGTCGTCAGTTACCAGGGCTGGCAGCGGCGGTCAGCCGTGGCCGTTGCATTTAACCCAATTGTTTGGCAGCATGAGCCCATGTCCCCACTCACAAAAACGAAAGCCAAGGTGTCCGCCTCAGAGGCGGATTCCGAGCGGCTGGTGCGCTTCGCCAAGGCGTTGCGCCAGGCGATGATCGTCAATGAGATCAGCGAGCGCCGCATGGCAGCCATGCTAGGCATCACCAGCGGCACCACGCAGAAGTACTTCCGCGGCGAGGTCGACCCCCTGAAGGTGGGCACGGGCGTGAACCGCGGGCTGGCCCGGCTGCTGGGTGTGAGCCTGGATCAGCTGGTGGATTACTACGAGACGGGCAGCTACGCCAAGGAGATGGACGCGGGGCTCAGCTTTGAGAAGGTGGCCAGCTGGATGCAGTCCAGCGATGGCATTGAGCACATCGGCAGCATCCTGCAGGCCGCGGCCAAGGTGTGTCAGCGGGGTGCCGTGGCAGACCTATCGGCCGCTGCCCCTGCTGCTCCACTGAAGCCGTTCACCTGGCCGCTTGAGGAACTCAAGAGCGCCGGGGTGTCGGAGGCCCTGCAGGAGCGCATGGGCCTGACAGTAGAGGCATTGCGGGCCCTGGTCGAAGACGGGCAGTTCGACGAGGAGCTGGTGGAGGCGTTCAGCGTGGCCACCAACCTGGACCCGAAGGAGGTGCACAAGGCCTTCAAGGGGCGGAAAGCCATACCGCAGGAGTGAGCAAAGCTGACACCAGCAGAGGTAAGCTGACCCAGGTCGCCTTGAGAAAGCGACGCTTCGCCGAGAGGCGGAGAGGACGGGCGGGACCCTGAGAAAGTCCCGCCACCACCCCCGAGACCAGGATTGAGTCGCAGCTAGACTCAGTCCTGGCATTGGGAAACCGTGGACTTCCAGCAGCCTCAGGAAGTGTTTTCCCGGATCTACGGGCCACTGTTTGGCAGTGCAGGCTTCCCGGGGCGAGCTACCGAGTCAGCAGAGGCCAGGGCTTTTGAGCAGGCGGGATTGAATTACGCCGCCGTCCAGGAAGCCCGCCGCCGGGAGGCGAGCAGATCCCTGCTGCAGGCGGCTGCCAAGCGCGGTGAGTCGTATCAGCTGAGCCTGCCGGGGATGAATCCCACGCTGATGGCGCTGAGGTCGCCGCTGGGGCTGAGCCCGCAGGAGATGGCCGCGGCCGGGGTTGTCGGCTACGGCTGGCAGCGCAGCCCTGAAGCTGCTGGCCAGCAGATGGAGCTGAGCCTGGGTGACCTGGCGGTAGCGGCGAACGCAAGGGTTCCGCTACGGAGGCCCAGTCCGACTGCTGGCGGCGGTGGCCGTCCACCTGGAGTACCGCCGATCAGTCCGATCAACCTGCCGCCCGGCCCGGCTGCCGCAGGAGCGATGCGCCTGGCCGGCGCCCGGCTGCCGCAGCTGCTGGCGTATGCCCTGGCTGGCGCGGGAGGGGCCGCTGGGTCCTGGCTATCGTGGGATGACGGAGGAACACAGTCGTGACCCGGATGGCAGCACTCGGCCAGTGGCTAATGCGGGAGCCCATGGCAGCAGGCATGGGCCAGGGTGTCCTGTCTGCCGGGTTGTCGGCCTACGGGAACCTGGCCGAGGAGAACGATCGCAGTAAGGGCGATCAGCGAATGATTCTGGAGTCGCTCTTAGCTGGCGCCGGTGGCGGCCTGGCGGCGGCTAAGGCGCGGCAGTTCATGAACAGGAAGTCGGTCGCCATGACGGGACAGGCGCTGGAGGCGCTCAGGGTCCGGCATCCGCAGGTCCATGGACGCCTGCAGCAGGCATATCGCAGTTCGCCGTTGGCCGGCCGGGTGCCGCCGTCCACATTGATGAACCTGGGTGTGACCTCCCTGGCCGCTGGTGTTGGCGCCGGGATCGGGGGCGGCAACCTGGCGCCATTCCTGGCGGACCAGGCGGGGCTGCCTCAGGTGCCGGGTTCCTGGACCCAGCGCGCTGATGACTGGAACTGGGATCGCCAGATCCCCGCGGAAGAAGCCATCGCCCAGGCCGTGGCCCAGCGGCTGGCCGAGATGGGGGTCTCATGAGATTCGCAGGAGAACTGGCCCTGATCGGAGCAGCTGGCAGCGGAGCAGCCCTGGCTGCTGATCAGCTGGTCCACGACGAAATGGATCGCCTGGCCCAGGGCAGCAAGGACTTCAGGGCCGCGGTTGCGGCCCAGCCTGAGGAGCTGGTGATGGCCTATGAGCAGGTGTTCTCCCAGGGGGAGATGAGCATGATGGACCGGGTTGTCGCTGCCGGGATCCTGGATGGTCAAATGCTCCCAGCTGATGGCGAAGTCCAGGCCGATTCACCGGCGGGCAAGAAGGGGATCGAGCTTGCCATGCAGATCCGCCAGGCCAGGCCTGATCTGGCTGCATCACTGGCGACCTTGGCGGCCAAGGACATCGACCTGATGGCGAAGCAGTCAGAGAAGGGGGTGACCACGATGGACGTGATCTCCGCCGGCGAGATGGGCTCTGGCGTCTCTCCGATCCCGGCAGTCCTGGCCGGCGCTGGTGTCGGCGGCGGCACTGCTGCCCTGGCGGCCCTGATGCGCAAGCGTGGCGGCGGCGATCCGTTCCAGGTGCGGAGGGGGTGACCCCATGAGAATGGCCGGCCAGCAGCTACCACGACCAGGGGTATGGGCTTTCGGTGGCGCCCGTACCACCCCCGAAGACGTGCAGGAGATTATCGCTCAGCTGGCCTTGAAGCACGGCGGCCCTGTCGTGCACGGAGGGGCGCCCGGTGCCGACCGAGCGGCCACCCGCTTGATTCAGGATCCGTCCTTGACATCGGTCTACCTGAACGGCCCAAGCGATCCCAGGGGGCCGGATCCATTGATGGTCGGCGGGCGGGTGTTCAATGCCCGGGAGATGCCGGCTTGGGGTCAAGCGCTGCAGATGGCGAGGCAGTTCGAGGATCCGTACAGGCCAGGCGGGCGGACCTACAACGCAAGAAACCTGCTGGTTCTGGCGGGCCCGAGACTGGACACCCCTCGAGAGAGGTTGGTGGTGTGGACGCCGGCCGGGCAGGACGTCGGCGGAACGGGCCACGCGATCCGGGCGGCCCGTCACTTCGGGATCCCGGTCTACAACCTCGGGAATCCTAGAGTTATGGACAGAGCCATGCAGTACCTGAGATCGGAGCAGGCGTCATGAGGATGGCCGGAGACAAGCTCGCTGCTGCCTGCTGGAAGGGCTACGAAGCAATCGGCACAAAGACCAAGGGCGGCCGTAAGGTGCCCAACTGCGTGCCGGTCAAAAAGGGGTGACGAGCATGACGCGGATGGCTGGTCAGAACCTGGTATCACTGGTCGCTCCATACATGGAGGTCTTTCAGAACCGGTCCTCAGCGCCAAGTCAACAACAGGCTGCCGCAGTCGGCTTGATGGATCTAATGGAGCGACTGGGAGTTGGACCAGTGATGGATCCAAGAGACTACAGGACTGACGACGGCTTGTGGCGAAGCGAGCTGCTGCCCTGGGATGTCACAATTGATCAAGCTATTCAGGACGGCATCTGGTGATGACGGGGCGTGAACTACTGGAGATGGAAGCCGCGCGGTTCGAAGCGCTTTCCTCCGCTGAGCAGGAGGAGGAGCTGAGAGGCCAGAGAGAGGCGGGATGGCTTGTCAGGCAGAGGGACAGGGCGATAATCGCGCCCAGCCCTTCCCGGGTTGCCGCCTGGCCAGCGGAACCCGAGCAGCGCTCAACAGAAAGCGCCACGGCGATACCGTTCGCCCCGTTGTATTTCGCCCCGCTGCTTTGACGGGGTGGCGACGGCAGTGATCTGCGACAGTGAGCTAAGCCGGCCCCACGCCCAGCCCCGGCAGCGGCTGCTTGCTCCCGGGCGGCAGTCGCCGGCAGGGGAATTGCTTGCAGCAGCGATCAGCGGGTAGACCCGGGATGGGGCAGACAACAGCAGCCCGTAGGTCGGGGTCCCGTTCGGGCCTGGGTTTCGGGGTCTCGGGAGTCTCAGCCGGTGGATCGACCACCTGGGCGGGCTCGAGTCCCAGTCCCTCGCCTGCCATGCGGTAGCGCGGCTGCTCTGGCATCAGAGGCCGGCGTGATCGCCACCGCGTTCCCGCCTGGCGTGCTTGGCAGCGACGCGCTCCTTGAGGCGGGCTGCGAAGTCCCCGGGCCTGCGCTCGCTGCTGCTCTCTCGGGGCTCGCGGCCGCGGATCATCTCCTTGGCGCGGTCCTTGTGGCGCTCCAGGGTGCCGCGCCGCCGGCTGCTGTGGTCTGCCTGATCCTTGTGATTCACGAGATCGCGAGAAGCCTCTCCTTCATGGTAGGCAGGGCGATCACGTTGTTTGCCGAGGCTTCCGCTTCAGCGAGCTCCTGCTCCTGGGCGATCAGGCGGTAGTAGTCACCGACCCGCTGCAGCCACTTGTAGCGGAAGCGATCCATCTCATCGCCGCGCAGGATGAAGCTCTGATCGATCTCGGGGGTGGTGACCATGATCTGGCCGACGTCGACGGAGATGCCGAGGGTTTCCTCCAGGGCGATGGCGTAGGCCGCCAGCTGGACTCCGCACTTGTTGAACTTGCTCCAGCCGCCGAACTGGGCCCGGTTGTCCTCCCTGGGGTAGTAGCGGCTGTAGGGAGCAACGGAGCTCTTGAAGTCCGCCAGCCAGATGGCGCCTTTGCGCAGGCCAACCAGGTCGGGGCAGCCGCAGTAGCGGTGCTGGTGAGACCAGACCCGGGAGATACCCTCCTCGCCGATACAGAAGGACCACTCAGGCCGCAGGGGTTTCTCTGACCAGATGAAGGAGTCGTAGCGATCGAGGTGCTTGGAGAGCCCGTCCCAGTACGGGAGGAGCTCTTCAGGGACATCGATGGGGCGACCGCGGATGTAGGCCTCGCAGGCGGCGTGGATGATGGAGCCCCGCTTGGCTGCTGCCTCCCGGGCGCCAGGGTTACGCAGGTTCCATTGGGCAAGGGTCTGCTGGGCTTTGGCGCCGGCGGTCTTGCCGAGGATGGCCGTCACCGACGGGTAGGCCTTGGTGGCATCGTCACCGGTGCGGTAGTAGCGGACCCCGTTGATCTCGAACCGCGTCGGCAGCATCCACCCGTCTCACACTGAGACCAGGCTAGCGGGATGAGAATGTCGCTTTGTGAGACGTGGCAGGCGCTTGCGTGAGTCGCTGAATTCGCGGTCCTTGTATTTTTGGATCAGTCCCTAGTCTCTTGCATCCTTCGATCAATCTCCAACCGCGCCTGCCGCTGCTCATTGTCCGAACAAGGGGAATGGCCACAGAGGCCCTCTTCTTCCATGAAGTAGCCGTGCCCTCGCAGTATCCAGCGAAAGCGAGCCGCGTCGGCTGCCTCGCTTTCGTCCACCGGGACTGGTCGGCGTTCTTCGTGTAGTCGCTTGATGAGGTAATCACGATTGGGAACAGAAATGTCCTTGCTGATGAGTTGCTTGATGGCGTTCAACTCGTAATCGGCGCCAGCGCGATACAGCCAAAGAGCGAACGACTGAAGCCGGCTTTCGGTCATCGTCACCAATCCAGTCTTGCCACCGTATGAGTATTCGGGTTGATCTAGGAAGGTTTGCAGGAGGCCGTCTGGCAATGAGACGGGGTGATCGTTTTGGTCCATGGTGGTGTTGATGGTTTGGGTCTCAATGGCTTTTCAGGTGCGAATGCAGTCCTCCCACTGCACAGCGCCGGAGATCTCTTCGCAGCCGACGATGGCGCAGTTGTCGGTGAGCCAGTCCTCGCAGAGCAGTGAGAGCAGCCGCTGGCGATTGGTGGGCTCGGCCCAGTGGTCCGGGTCGAAGTCCTTCATGCGGCTGTCATCGAGGGAGACGCCGAGGCAGTAGCGGTTGATCGACATCTCACAGGTCGGATGGACTACGGAGACGAGCAGGTGGATGTAGCGCTTCATGGGGGCGGGTGTCAGTCTTGCAGGTCTTCTGGGCGGTACGGCGGCAGCCGTTGGCCGTCGGCATCGATCATTCCGAGCCCCTGTAGAAACTCCCTGGCTGCTGCACGATCGCCGGCCAGGGCCCGGTCGAGCAGGGTGGGTGCAGTGAGTTCTTCGGCGAAGTCTTCCAGGACAGAAGCGCGAACACCGTGGAGAGTGGTGTCGTCGCTGTAGCTGTCCCAGGCGGCAGCCAGGTGCAGGAGCACGTTGGCGATGCCTTCGCGGACGGAACCGCCCTCCTCGAATGATTCGATCAGTCGTTGGGCGCGACTGGTGAGATGGCTTGTGGTCATTGAGCCTCCAGTTCGGTGGCGATGGCAGCGAGTTGGCGGCGATCGTGTGTCAGATGATGCGCAGCGGTATAGAGGGCGGCGGCGGCGATGGGAGCAATAACCCTGGAGAACTGCTCTCGACTTGTGCCCATGCCAGCAAGGCGGTGGTGCGCAATTCCGATGGCTTCGTCCAGCACCGCCTGAGCGACTGGGGAGAGGGGGCGGGGCAGTTGAGATTGACTCATTGGCAGTAGTGCGAATGTCTAGTGGGTGGTGGGTTGGGTGTTGGCCAGCTCTGTCAGGTCTTCTCTGGTGAAGTAGCCGTCAAGTTGAATCTCCTTGCCGTCTCGACTTTCGCAGATATAGTTTTCACCGTGCTTGCGCATGTCGTTGCATTCTTGAACTGTCAATCGCTGCGGCTCGGGCTGGGCTAGAGTGCCTTTAAGCTCAGCGGCGATGGCGAGGAGTTGACGGCGGACATGCAGCCGTTGATCCTGTATCCATTCGGTCGGCGTAGTGGAGCCAATGCCGCCAGGCCGCATTCCTTTGCGCACACGCACTTCCTCTGGCACCACCTGATCAGCCAGCGCCTTGATGGCGACAGCGAGAGCCGGGAGATCCGCAGGGGTTTCATCGATCTCTGAATGGTTGAGATATGCAGCCCAAACGGCTTGAGCGGCGGGTGATAGGTCAGTCATAGTGGTTCTCGTAGTGAAAGTGTCTAGGGGGCGAAGGGCTTTTCCGTGCCGTACATGATTCCGGGCTCTGGCCGTCCGATCAGGGTAAAGCCCCAATAGGTAACGAGCCGCATCATCCACGGGCTGCGGTGTGGCGCAGGCTTGCTGTTGCACCAGAAAATGTTGCCGATGTGCCCGTAATCGGAAGTAGTCTCAACGGGCATTGTCCAAAGGTCCATTAGTTGAAATCTCTTGTGGGTGGTGGGATGGGTGGGACGTGGGCGGAATGGGTGGGTCACGCCCGCCCCTCCTGCCGCTCGGCACGCCACTCAGCCCACGATGGGTCTGTGGCCTTGTGATGCGTCCATTCCGCTGTGTCCGGCTTTGGGTTGAAAGGTTCCAGCCCTGCTGCACAGCGTTCGCAAAGTTGGATCATGTCTCCGTCAATCTCGTGATAGGTGAGATGGCGGCGGCAGAAATACAGCCCGCGCCCATGCTCGCCGCCATAAGGATTGCTGCCGCACACATGTGGTAGGCCGCGATTGATCTCAGCATTGCAATCAGGGTGGTCGCAAACAGCGGGCACGCCATAGCCAATGTCGCGCTGCCAGTTGCTGTCGTAGCCAATACTCCAGCCCATCACCGCCCCTCCTGCCTCCAGCTCGGCGGCGAGGGCGAGGAGTTGGGCAGCGGCGCAACTAATGCCGTTGTAGAAATCTGGATGGCGCCCATGCTGGCGCACTCGACGCTCTTCTATCGTTGGCTCTATTTGCCTTGCTGCGGCGACCAGCGCAGCATCTAGGCCGCCTGTTTTGTACGCATCCCAGACAGCCTGCGCGGCGGGGGATAGGGGTGATAAGTCAGCCAAGGGGCGTTCCTCCATCGTTGAACTCGTCAAGTGAAGATTCTGAGCCGTGATCTTCAAAATCGTATTCTTGAACTACTTGGCTATTTATTGCGCCACAATCAGCGCATTCTGTGTGCGTGAGACAAATAAAGGGACCGCGCCATGTGACGTTGTACCCTCCGCAGACTGAGCAGATCATGACCCCACCTCCGCACCGGGCACCGGCAGAATGGGGGACCATGGATCAGGCTCGGCCCACCACAGAACCTCGCCACCGCGATAGAGGCAGGTCGTGCCTGGTTTTGGGGCTCGGGGCTCAGGTGGAAGGAGAGCGGCTGCGGCGATGATGCTGGCCCTGAAGTCTTCGACCTTCACGATTGCACCTCCGCACCGGGCACCGGCAGGGCGTGGTGGGGGAGGGAGAAGTCGCCTTTTGTTTTATTTGCGGGAACAAGCGCCCATATTGCATAGCCCTCGACTTCGTTTGCGTCGTCGTAGGTCCATCCACTACCGTCCCAGCAAAAGCCCTCCGCATCACACCACCCCTCGCGTTCCCAGGGCCGCTCAGCCACGGGCACCGGCTTGATGGTGGGGCGGGCGTAGCGGGTGAGACCAGCACGAAGGAGCTTGACGGGCTCATCGCAGGTAAGACCTAGCTCAGGGCGGCTTTCCCAGAACTGATACAGCTCCTCATCTGTCGGCCCCTCCGGCTCGGGCTGGGCGTAGCGGCCCCAGAACACTTCGGCCAACCCCTCCGCATCACCAGGCACTGGCATGGGCGGCACCTCCGCACCGGGCACCGGCAGGGCGTCACCAGACCAGCTCACCACGGCATCAATCAACCGGTCGGCCAGCTGGATGTTTCCGACTGTCAGGCCACCAGATGAGCGAGCAACACACAGGATGCGCTCGAACATTCCGCGCAGTTCCGGCAACCGCTCCGTCATGGGCACGGGCGACGACTGGGCGTTGATGACGACAAAATGAGCCAGGAC